TCTCCCCATGTAGGATAAATCAAAACATGGTGATCATGGTATAAATTTATAAGATCTTCTTCGCTAAATTCTTCTGTAATCAAATCAATATTACTATAAAGTTCGTGGGGAAGACCTATAATACTATCTTCTTGATCATACACTCTAACCGTACTAAACTTATGCGCTTTAATTGTTAAATGATAATTAGGATTATTGCCAAAAAGTTTTATAAAAGTATTTACAACTAACTGTCCGTCTTTTCTAGGGGAAGGCTCTCCAACATGCAAAAATTTTAATGGAGTTCCCTTTTTAACAAATCTTTTCTTTGGAACCCAGTTACTTTCAATGCCATGTGGATAAACATATATTGGTTTAGTTATTCCATTATCTTTAAATACTTGTGCACACCAATCAGACGTTGTCCATACTTCATCGCAAGCATTAAATCGCTCAACCCATTCAGGTTTCATTTCTGTAGATTCCCACGGTGTATATGAAATTTGATATTGGTTTCTGTGTAATTTAAAATGTTGAGGCTGTGTAAAACTTAATTGAACATCAGCTTTAGGATCAGCAAAAGATACATGATGTCCTAGTTTATTTAAAGATTTAACTATATTTTTTCCTGCATAGCCGTAGCCAACTGCGGGATTAAGCCCCGACTGAATAGTATAATAAGATATATTCATGTTTTCTTTCTGGTTGACTGGCTTGACAGGCTTATCCCATCAATGTTATGATTGTAGTTCGTTATCTCTAGAGGAGGAAATGCCAATGGAGAAAATAAAACAACAGGTGAGTGATCTGGCTCATAACATAGTTACAATAGTAATGATAACATTATTCTTGTTTCCTGTACAGCCAGTGAATGCCCTAAACGTACAACCTTTAGTGAAAACTGAAGCCCAACTAAAGCAAGAAGTCTTAGATAGTTTTAGTAAAGAAATTTACAAGCCATCTGAGATGCTTACAGATCAAGAGTTAGTTATACTGCTCAAGACTGTAGGATTCGAAGGAGCAGGCCTTAAGAAAGCTTGGTCCATAGCAAAGCGTGAATCTAATGGAAGACCGCTTGCATATAACGGGGATAAGAAAACTGGAGATAGTTCCTATGGAATATTCCAGATAAACATGATTGGAGATCTCGGTCCAACAAGACTAGAGAAATTCAACCTAAAGAGTAACAAAGAGTTATTCGACCCAGTAACTAACGCAGAGATAACGTACTACATGACTGATGGCGGCTCAGATTGGTCAAGCTGGAAGGGTATGACCCCGAAGGCCAAGGAATGGCTTTTGCAATTCCCAACTGATGCAAAGAAGTAGGAAGTAATGCAGATACAATACGTATCTAAGTACATAGCCTTATCAAGAGAGGGCCTTTTTCCACGGCTTAACTGCCCAATGGATGAAGGTCCTCTTTTTCCTAATTTGGATAATGAGGATAGGGCATTTTTATATTGCCTATCTTGTGAATATAAGAAAGTCCTTGGTACAAAAGATTACGAGGATATTGTGAAAGCGGTGAACAATGCTGGATAAATGTAAGAATGGGCAATGCGCCTGCGAGCAAGAAGAAAACTTCTTTCATGTAAAAGTGATTCCGCAAAATAGTGCAAAATTAAGTGCGGCGGGAGAAGAGACCTTTTCTTCATATGAGTTTGAAGCAAATACCTTATTAGAGAAAGACTCTATGGGTAGAGAAATATTTTGGAATGATATGGGGAGGCCATAATGGAAGATAAAGAACCTAAATCTATAGAAGAAAATCTAGATATGGTTAACTACATAATGCTTCATCGTATCTATGATATGCTAACAATAATGGCAAATAAAGCAGATCCTGAAAAGACTGCAAAGATGATTGAATACCATGAGCAAGGATTTCTTCTTGGGCCTGGACCATCTTTTACGCCAGCGGAGGATAACAATGGTTAAACCTTGGGATTTGCTAGACCCTGATGCACCTAGAGCATCTGAAGAACTACAAAAAGAAAGAATGTCAATCTGTGGTCCTTGTGAACATATAATTATGCAAGTTACTAAACAATGTAATCTATGCGGGTGTTTTATGGAAATGAAAACAAGACTGCTAGATGCAAAATGCCCTATCGGAAAATGGTAGGAAATGCTTGACATAGAAAATAAGCTATATTACAATTAAGGTGTGTAGGTGACGGCAGCAATGTCTCCCTATATAATGTGTAGTAATACACTAGAAATGCCCAATCGGATCCGCCTCTGATTGGGATTTTTTCTTTTTATAGATAGTATATAGACAATACGGACATATAGTGTAATTAGTGCGAAAAAAGTGCCTCGGCGAAAGAAGACCCATACTAGCATCTGTAATCATTTTTAGAATATGCCTTAAACGCCCTCTACGGGGTTTTTAAGCCCTGACTGGGCCATATTTGGTATCTCCGATACAAGAGGCCTCTAAAAGGGCGGGAAATAAAAAGCTATGGATTTTCTATAGAGTTAATATAACCAATGAGTAGTATATAGCCAAGATAGCTAGTGTAGACCAGATGAATGATTTAGAATAGTTCTTCATCAATATCTTCTGTAAGGTCAAAATCAAAGATTTCTTCCTGTCCCGCCCATTTTAAAAATCTAGACAACATAACTCCTGAAAGGATTGCTGTCGCAATTAAAGTAATTAAAGCCCAGATCTTCTTCATATATTTCCTGTCAGATATGCAATGATTAAAATGATCATTGGTCCAAATATAATTGATGCTTGTATCCAATTCATTTTGATTCTCTTGCTTTCATAATGTAAGCATATTCCATGCCATGTGCCATACAGTAACCAATAGATGGATCATCTTTTCTGGTTGCAATTACTGGCAAGCTGCATGTTGGAGAGTAGCATTTATTCATGATATTAGTATACCATAATCTTAGTCAACTGCAATATTATATGCATGTTCATCACAGTAATATATGGTTCTTCCATCTCTGGTTACTTTGGATGTATATGAGAGCTTATCGCAGTATGTACAGAATTTCATTATGCTGTCTTCTTTCCGTTTTTTCTCATATGAGTTCTTACTCTATGACAATTTGAACAAACTATCTCACACTTGGCTATTTCTTCATCCAGACGTTTCTTAGATAACGTATTGATTAGTTCCGCCACATTTGAATGTTTCCGCCCACGAACATGATCAAAATCCATCATGTAATACGGATAAGATATCTTACAATCCATACATGGGTTCTTCTCTTTTAAATCTTTTAAATATTGCGCCAGATGTTCTTTTTGTTTCTTAATTGATATCTTCTCTGGAGACATAGCTTAATTATATAACACTCTAATTATCAGTCAACTAGGATTTAAGATTTAACCAAATGTTAATAAAATATTTTTTTAGAATTATAGCTTCTATATTTGCTTTTATCTTTTTAATGATAACTTCCAGAATTTAAGCATACAACCCCTATACCCCTAAATGATTTCTTTAAGGTTCCCCGAAATTGTCAAGTTATAAATTCGCAATTCATCGGTTAGAGCTGTTGCTATTATCTGAAAGAATGTAACTTCCGTCATCATCGCACTTGGAGTTTAACCCCTTGATATTATCTCCGAAAACTGTCCAAGGTGTTTAGTATACCATTTGGGATTTTCGCAAGTCAATAGATTTAAGAATGTTCCTCTAAATATTTAATCATATTCTTTAATACCTGAATATTATCTTTAGCTGCACCCAAGGCTACATTACATTGGAAGCATAGGAGCTTTCTGACGCATTTATCACATGCCTTGGTTTTTCCACAGCAGTCATGATTATGATCTACGCATAGCCTTTTCTTATTACTACTAGATTCTGATTGACCGCAAATATAACAAAGACCATTCTGAGACTCAAACATATCTATATAATCATCTGGCGTTAAGCCAAATCTATTTAAACTTCTATTCATGCCCATTTCCTTATAGCATTCTCTACAATACGTTATTTTCTTCCCGCCATTTTTTGGAAATTGAGTAAGTGGTTTAATTATTTCACACTTCCTACATTGTTTTGACTTATTATCTTTAAACATTGGCTTCATAGATCTTGGGTATTTAATTTTATGATACGCAGATCTACATGGCTTGCACCAGTAATCCTTCCCGTCCAAATTAGCTGCGTTAATAGCAAACTCGGATACGGACTTTTCTGTTTCACACTTTGAACAAAGTTTCATATTAACATTTTATCATAGATCTGCAAAAATGTTAAGTCATATTTCAACTTTTGTGTAAAATATTTTCTCACGTATGATACACATATTTAAGCATGTCCGATTTGTCCGATAGTGCTCCCATAACCCTACGCCCGTGAGCGTGAGTGTGTCCTAACTCACAAAAATAGTTTGAGAATACTAGCGAGTAACCCCTCTAAATGTCAGTCCCCCCTGCTATGATTAAAGTATAAAGAAAGTAAGAAACTCTTACTAAGAAAGGTAGTTAAAATGACTACATTGAATGAAACACTATTCAGCACTATCGTGCATGAATACCATAACGGCGGAGTAAAATCCTCTTATGGATTAGACGCTTATACTAGAAAAGAATTGTTAAGATTTTTATTCGCTAGTAAAAATTGCAATTGCATAAATTGCTTAGAGAAAGGGTCTAACTAATGACTAACTCTATATTCGGTCAAGGTTTCGCTAGCGTTAGCGATTACCCTAGAGGTCTAATGAACCTCTGCCCATGCGGTCAGGTAGTCCTAGCACCTGCCCTATACCATGAAGGGTGTGAGGTAAAACACACCAACGCCTAACGGCGTGTCGCTTGTAAATGTCAGCCCTATCGGCTACAATTACAGCATAACAACTAAATAAGAATTAGAGCGTGAGCCTAGCAAATAATCCGAAAGGTGAGCCTAGCAAATAACCGCTCAACAACCAACTAACAACTAACGAAAGGTCATAAAAATGACACTAGAAGAATATAAGCAAATGGTAGAGGCTCAACGCCTTACCTCTTTAGCAATAGCGCTAGACGCTCTACGCAAATCAAATGCGATAATGGAAAACACTTTTAATTTAGAGGAGAATAACTAATGATGACTAAATGGGATACTATTCAGGCAGATGTAGCAGATGCTTACACTTACCTAGATGAAGAAGAGATGTATAACAAGGCACTAGAAGAGGGCGCAATAGACCTTGACGCTGATGACTTTGATGAAGATGAATTACACAAATCACTTACACTAGATTGGGATAACTAATGATAGAGAACGGATTAGAATTACTACTAAGCGAATACGGATTAGAGTTAGATAGTTTCTTGGGATCTATCTACATACCTTGGCACACTATCCTAATCACTACCGCCCTACTAATCGCCTATAAGATTTATAAGAGAAAGAAGAATAAGTAATGACTACTAATCGCCTACTAACTACCGCCGTTCAAATAGGTATCGGAATCCCGACCTTGCTAATGTTGCGTCTTGCTATAAAAGATTTTCTAGAGAATGGATTAGAATAAATGAAATCGCAATTAGAAAAAGATTTAGAAATAAAAGAAAGCTTTATAGATTTACTAAATGATTGCTACCCTACTGTAAAAATCGGTTATTCAACTTTTACTCCCGCCGAAATTTTAGAGTGTTGCGATCCTATCGCCTTTTCTATCGGACTAATTGAGCACGAAGATTATTTAGCAGAATTAGAAGATGAATAAATAAAAACGGCGTGTCGACTTGACAAATCGGTGCGGCGCCCACAAGGGTGCGGCGTCGGGCGTGTCGTTATGAACTTGTTATAAAAAACCCTGAAATTTACGGCGTGTCGATTTGACAGACAAAACGGACATATCGGTGTGATGTGATTCACACCGCTTGAGCGTCTCAGTATTTGGAATTACTGGCTAGTAAGTAGAAAAATGTCGGTGGGTTCGTGTATAATTCCATACATAACAACAAACGAAAGAAGGTGCCACCAATGGCTACTAAACTATACACAATCGAAAACCTACTTGTAGGAAAAACCTATCGCTCAAATACTCGCCACTTTTCAGGTGAGATTATTTCCGCTACGGCTCGCCCTGAAATTTGGTATGGCGAAAAAACCGAAGCGTTTTTAATTGAAGTAAATGCTGGCGGTCTGCGAAATAAATTCGCAACTGTTGCGGTTAAGGTAGGTGAATAATAATGGGATACATTGAAATTTTTAGAATAGATGAAGAAGGTGCTGGCTGGGTTGATTTAGCCGAAGCAACACCTGATGAATTATTTAATATTGAAATCGGATTACTAAATGAAGGGGCATTTGAATAATGTCTAAAATGAAACAATACATAGAAATAATCGCAGCAAATTGCGATGAATGCGGTGGTGCTGGATTTGTTTTTTTCGGAGACGAAAATACTTATGATGTAGAGCCTTGCTCTTGCATAGATGAAATTTCTGATGAACTAAATGTAGATTGGGTAAATAATGTATAAACTAACTTGCGCCTATGATAGCAACGCTCCCCATTGGTCTGCCGAATACGAAAACGAATTCGGTGCGTGGGAAAACTTTTTCCGCTTTACCGATTGGGGAATGGCTAACGAATACTCAACTGTAAATCTATCAACGCCAACTGGCAAAATGTATACTAAATTATTTTATCGTTCAGGAAAGGTCGTAGTAAAATGATGACTCGTAAAGATTATATTTCTACCGCAGAAATTCTAAACTATGTTAGCAATAAAACGCACCCTGCTGTTTTTTCTAAAATGGTAAATGATTTTGCAGAAATGTTTGCAAAAGATAATGAGCGATTTGATGTAACAAAATTTCATGAGGCAAGTGGGTATCATGTTCCTAACTTCTCTTCAAGATAAAGTAAAACGCATTCAGGAATTGCGTCGCAGTAATGCGGCGCAACCTGTTCGCAATAAGAAAAAATATAATCGCAAGATCAAACATAAAAATAAAAATGCAGAGTAGCGCATAAATATGCAGCTGCGCCCACAAGGGTGGCGGCGTCGGGCGTGTCGTACGGGTGTGATGTAAAACACCCTGAAAATTTGCGTGTCGATTAGTAAATGTCAGTCTGTTCTGCTATACTTGCCATTCAACCAACGATTGGGCTCCAATGAAATTAAAACGTTCTAACGATAGAAAGGTGGCTAACCTTGTCACAAAAAATGGAAAGCAAGCCGCAATTGCGAACACGTTCGGTCTCCCTGCAGGAAAAAATTATTCATGCCCTGGTGCCACTAGTATTTGTGAGAGTGTTTGCTACGCAGGCAAATTGGAAAAACTCTTCAAGGGAGTAAAAACTAATCTGTTACACAATTGGGAATTGTTACGCAATGCAGACAATGACACAATGGTGAGATTGATCGATGAGATGATTGTTGATTTCGTTGCTGATTGTGATAAGAAGAGTGCTCCTAAGTTATTCCGTATCCACTGGGACGGAGATTTCTTCAATGATACTTATACCTATGCCTGGAAGACTGTTATTGAAAATCATTCCGATATTCAATTTTGGGTTTACACACGTGTAAAGTCTGCAGCGCTTATTCTTAAGGATGTATCTAATCTATCTCTTTACTATTCTACCGATGATGAAAATAAAGAAATAGGCCATGACTTAAAAGTAAATTCTGGTATCCGCCTTGCTTATCTAGGAAAAACATTCGCCGTAACTGAAAGCACAATGAAAGAGTTAACTGGCAAGCCTGGCGCTAAGTGTCCAGAGAATATGAAATCAATTCCACTTATTAGCAATGCAGGGTCCGCTTGTGTATCTTGTGGCCTATGTGTTTATGGTAAAGCAGATATTAGATTTTCTGCGAGTAAAAAATAATGGCGGAGATTATTGGAACAATTCTTGCGGTTATATTATTAGCAGCTCTTATACTTCCGATTCCTGTTGCTATATGGGCAGTGTTTAGGTCTTAACGGCGTGTCGACTTGACAAGATCATTTTGGCCCGCAAAGGTGGCGGCTTATCCACAGGCTTACGGCAGTTATCCACAACCCCCCCGAAAAATGTGATGTTTATCACAAAAGCTGCGACACACCGATAGTAGATTAGGTAATGTCAGTGCCCTATGCTAAAATACTCTTATTCCAACAACGAAAGGCAACAAATGACTAATCTAATAAAAGTTCCACACACAGTAGTATTCGAGGCTATTATTGATATTGATAAAGTTCCTGCAAACTTACTACCTGCGTTAATTGCTTGTACCGAAACTCAATTACTAGAAATGTGCAAAGGCGCAACACTACACGCTCTTGCAGAGTCTAATGTATTGCAAACTGCAAATGAAAATAACACTTGGGCTGAAGTAACTATCAAGGAAGGCAACTAATAATGGGAAGCAATTTTGCAAATGATTTATCAGTAATGGATTTAGATTTAGAGGTAGCAATTGGCTATCACTTACAGGGTAATCATTACCCACCCGTTCCACTTTCTATGGTTCAACCTTGCATAGATGCTATTGACGCATACTATGAGGAAGACTATAATAAACTAATTGAAATGCCTGAAGGCGTATTCTATCGTGGAGATAAGTTCGCTCCCGCCTCCGCTATTATTGAACAACACCACCTAGACGCTTGGCTACCTGAAAACGATTACTGAGATCAAAAGCTGGGCGTGTGAGTTATCTCACACGCTTGGAATCTCATATAATAAGATTGGGCTTGATAAATGTCAGACCCTAATGCTACAATACTCATCTACAAGAAAGGAAGCAAAATGACAATAGATAACAAAGTCTATCAGGTCGGTGATTTATTCACCACTCTGAAGTCTAAGGAAACGGGAGTAATCAAAGAGATTATTTCCAACTCATCTGGCTCGGTGAGAGTTCGTCTGGAAACAGACAACGGAGAACGCTGGACAACAGTTCTAGCAGATAAACTAGCCTAATCAACTAGCGAAACAGGGACAGTTTAGAGAGTATCTAGTCCAATGTCGTAAGTAAGAACTCTCTCCCTTCGGGGAAGTCCCAAAAGGCGAAATGGGGGGACTATAAAATACCCAAAGTAGCATACCTGAGCAAGTATGGTTAAAAGGCTCAACACAATGTCAGACCCCTCTGATATACTAATCAACCAACCAACCAACGAAAGGTAATATATGTCAAGACAAATCACAGTAAAGGTAGCAACAACCAAAGTAATCAAGGCACTAGAAGGCACACTCGCTAAACTAGAGAAAGATTACACATCACAATCAGCAAATGAAGCAAAGTATAACAAGGCGGTAGAAGCGTGGCGCAAGGAAATTGGTAAGTGGGCTATTGCTAACTTCTCAAAGGCTGAAAACCTACGCACAAACTATCGCAACTGGAACAACACTCTCAATGTTGATTTTGACATCATCACAAAAGAAGGTGGGTTTCCTACTGAACCTGAAAAGGATTTTGAGGTTATCCATCAGCACACTTATCGTGAGATGAAAGAGGACATCACAAATGCCCTAACAATTCTCAAGATGACAGATGAGGAAACAGTAAATGCTTCCACAATGAAGCAGATTGCTAAGTATCTCTAAATAAATACAACGACCTGAGTATGTCGCCAAACTGCTCACACCTTCGGGTGTTCCTACTAACAAAGGTAATACAATGGCAAATCGTTTTAGAATAGAAATCTATGACGCAAACAAAGCAAATGATGTAACTATTTATTCAGATCAAGGTGTTGATAGAGAATACCTAAATGAATTAGTTTTTTCTAATTTGCGTAAGTTTCACGGAAGAGTAAATGCTTACGTGTATGACAATGTAAAAAAGAAAAAGGTTACAGCAATGTTCCTTGATGAAAGTATAACTAATCAGTTTCAGTTAAGATAGTCTTGGGGCGGAACGTCCATTAATAATTGGTTAATGCCGCCCCATCTTAGCTTTACTAGATACCAAAACGCCCCCAAAGCTGCGGGGTTATCCACAGCCTTACGGCTGCCTGTGGAAAACGCCCGAAAAATTGTGATGATGATCACACGGATCAATTCGGACATATTGTAACTAATCCTAGACAATGTCAGTGCCACCTGTTATAATAAACTAATCAACCAACCGAAAGGAAATAAATATGGCTCATAATCTAGAAATGGAAAACGGCGAAGTTGCTTTTGCTCTTCGTGGTGCTCCTGCTTGGCATAATCTTGCCAACCGCATCTTTACAAAAGATGAGGAAGTTACAACTAGTCTAATGCTTGAAGAGGCAAAATTGGCTAATTGGAATGTTCGCTTGTCTCCACTAACTGAACACATTTCAGAATCTTGGAATGATGTATCAGATGCATCTCTTGTCATTCGTGACAACCCATTCAACAAGGGCATAGATGTTCTTGCAACTGTTGGAAAGCGTTACAAGCCTGTGCAGAATGAAGAGTTATTTGCATTTGCTGATGCTATTCACGATGCCAATGCTGATTGCCGTTGGGAATCCGCTGGCTCATTGAAGAAGGGTAAAGTTGTATTTGGAACTGTAGATATTCCACGCACAATGGTTCTTGACCCACAAGGTGCTAACGATGAGACAAAACTTTATCTTATCGTATGGACATCACACGATGGTTCTGTTGCTGTTCAAGCAGCCGTTACACCTGTTCGTGTTGTTTGCCAAAACACATTGAATCTTGCAATGCGTAATGCAAAGCAATCTTTCAAGATTCGTCACACACAATCTGTTGAAGGTCGTATTCAGGTTGCTCGTGAGACTCTTGGTCTTGCTCTTGGTTATTTCGATGAGTTTGAAATTGAAGCAAAAGCGCTTTACTCTCAAGCAATCACCGATGCTGAATTTTCAAAGTTGATTCAGACTATTTATCCAAAGCCAGATAAAGATGCAGCAAAAGTTGCTCTAACTAAGTGGGAGAATAAGGTTGTATTGCTTGATGACCTTTATCATAACTCACCAACTAACGCTACAATCAAGGGAACAAAGTGGGGTGCGTTCAATGCACTAACTGAGCGCCTTGATTATTTCCGTTCAGGTCGTGGCAATTCTGAAACACTAATGGCTGGTGCATCAGGCTTTGACCCAATTCTTACCGCCGAGAAAAATAAAATTCTCAAGTTGGTAAAATCATTCTAACAAAATGATTTGCGACGGGGGAGAATAAAATCTCCCCCGTTTTCATTTGATCCATTAGCTCAGTTGGTTAGAGCGCTACCCTGTCACGGTAGAGGCCGTCGGTTCAAGTCCGATATGGGTCGCCAAATAGATTTGTCGACAATGCCCGCAACCTTGCGGGTGTGATTTTAATCATACGGGGATCATAAAAAATCCCCTAGAAAAGATGGCAAATGTCAGTGGCACCTGGTACAATTCTCGCATGAAGCAAAACTGGTTTAAATATACATACGTGTGCTCTATTTGTGATGCTCTTATTGAGATTACTAATAAAACAAATGTATATTCACCATACATCTGCTGTAACATTGAAGCCATATGGTTGTCAGTGGTAGATGCTACAATACATCCAACCCAAACGAAAGAGGAAACAATGGAAGAGACAACAACACCTGCAGTCCCCGATACATATAACGCTAATCTACTGGTAACCTATAAGGTTATTCATGGTTACTCTGACCCTGAATATGCAACTGTCAAGGTAGCATCTCTTGAATGGGATTTGCACAATGCCCGTCAAACACAAAAGTCTAACGGCGTATTGCATTCCAAGATTGATTCAGTTAAAGATATTATTACTGAAGCATATGCAGATTCAGATGACCAAGATACACTTCGTGCAATTGCTGAAGCGCTTGGTATTGAACTAACACGAGAAGTTGAATGGTCTGCAACAATTGAAGTTAGCGGAACTATTTCAGTTGACTTGCTTGAAGGCGATGCAGATGTTGAGCAAGAAATCTACGACAATCTTTATGTTGATTCACAAAATGGTCAGATTGAAATTGTCGATACTGAAGTAACGAATGTTCGTGAGAACTAATGTACTTTGAGTTGACTGCTCCTGATAGGCTCTCTATGGAGAGGGCCTATTGGGATGCACAAGTAATTGGGCTAGACCCAACTGCATTATCACCGTTGACATTCAACATTGGAACTGGTAGTATTGAGAAGGTAAGCAAGATACGTGATAAGTATAATCTAATTGAAAGTTATACTGCAGACTATGAGCCAACAGGATACACGAGGAGATAAAATGTCAGACTATAAGGATGGATTCGATGATGGCTACAAGTTTGCCCGTGAAGAAATAATGGAAAAGCTTGCAGAGATTGATATCATGGATATCGATTCTTGGGTTCTCGATAGAATATCAGAGATGATAGAAGGCGGTAAACTCTAATGGAAGAATTAAACAAATGGATCGGCTGCGACCAATGCAGTACTGCTCAAGCAATGTATCTAATTAAACTTATGGATGGGGAGCTAGCTTTCTGCGGGCACCATTTTAATAAGAACAAAGAGGCCCTAGACAAGGTCTCATACGAAGTGATAGAATTAAACAAGGTAGAAGAAGAAGTACCTCAACTAGAAACGGCGGAATAAAATGGGCGACAGAGCAAACTTTGGATTTAAAGATTCCAAGGGCGATACTATATTCCTATATGGGCACTGGGCTGGTCATGGCATGTTGGAGCGCTTAGCCAATGCTGTGTCTGCAGCAGAGCCACGGTGGACGGATGAAGCATATGCAACACGTATATGCATATCAAGAATGATTGCAGAAGACTGGAACCAAGAAACTGGATGGGGGCTCAGTGTTAATAGAATTCTAGACAATGAGCACAAGATTCCCGTTATTGACTGGTCCGCTCAAACGTTTACTTTATTTGAAGAGGACCTGACTACAGAAGTATTCAGTTTATCTTTAGATAAATTCTGTACAAAATACAGTCAACCAGTTATGGTATAATTGAGGTAGGTCCAGGGACCTTCTTCATGAGTACAGGTGCGGCTACCAGGGGATCCCCCAAGTCGCTAAGCAATGCAGGGCTTTTTACTTTCGTTGGTAGATCCTAGCGGCCTTTACTTTTTAAACCTCAGCGCAAGCTGGGGTATTTTTTTGCCCACAAAAGAATGAGGGTAACATAATCTTCTTACGAGATCAAATTAAAATGCCCTGGAATTTTGTGATCTTGACCACAATGTGTACAAAATGTGGTGTGGAACACACCCAAAAGGTATTCCAATTGTCAGTGGCAGATGTTACAATTAAGCCATATCAACGAAAGGATATAAAATGCCAAATTGGTGTTACAACACATTAACTATCCAAGGACCTAAGTCTGAGGTAGATATGATTAAAGATAGATTGAATAAGCCATTTACATTAGCCCAAGAAACATTTGGTATGGGTGATATTTCTACTATGGGATTTCCTACTAAGATTGAACAGGTATCTTATTCTAATCCCGTTTTTTCTTTCCACAATATCCACTCATATAAAGATGAAGGTATTACTGATGAAGAGTATGCTTGCCAGCCTTCTCGTGGCAACTATGATATTCAGAATGACCCTGATTGGTTCCGCAAGTCTGTTGAGTTTGCTAAGACTCAGAAGGATTGGTATTCTTGGAATACATCTAATTGGGGAACTAAATGGGATGTAGCCGTCCGTGACGGTGATGAATATCCAAATACAGAATTGCTTGAAGAGAAATCAGAAGGTGATGACAACTGGGTTGTATATAAGTATGAGACTGCTTGGTCACCTGCTGTAACTATCTTAACTAAACTATCTAATCTTGTTCCTAACTGCTTGCTTACATTAGAGTTTGAGGAAGAAACAGGTTGGGGTGGGGAATATGAGATTGTCCGTGGAGAAGTAAAAGAATTGGCTGAATGGGAGAACCGTTGCTATGCTTGCCAGTCTTTTGACACATTATCTTATTGTGAAGATGACTGCGGTGAATTCTGCTCAGAATGTAATCAAGGCTCTTGGCAGGATGAAGAGGCTATGGCTAAATGTCAGACCCATAGTGTATTATTAGAGCCTAAAGAAAAGGTGGAGGCATAATGGCAAGTTTCTTAGAAGATGTAAATCAAATGGTAATTGACGCTGTCTACCAAGATATAGCAGAACAATTACTAGAGGACTGGATTAATAATAATCTAGATGAAGGGCAGTACTATGCAGATAAACAATTTGCAGAAATGTCAGGAGATAAATTCATACAAGATGAGTTTAATAAGTTCTATGAACTTAAAGAGGGAGATGAGGGATACATATGTTAGGCTATACTGAATCCGATCTAAACAAAATGATTAATGCTATTCATGACGCAAAGCTTTTCTATCTTAGAACTCCTTCCGATTTAATGGATAAGACAGAACTAAGGAATGATTTAGAAATGGCTGTCAGTTTTATGCAGGGGCTATGGGCAGAAGGATACTTTGACTAATGCTAATAATTAAATGCAGTGTCTGTAAATATGATGTAGATATAGACGATACAGTTGAAAGCAGGTGCAAGGTGCACTATGAAGGATATTATGGGGCAGAGGAACTTTATGTCTAAATCATCAAGATTTATTGAATATATGAAGATACATCTAATTAGTCTTAACCAGGACTTTGACGGTAAATATAATACTGAAACTAAGATTCATATACAAGGACAAATTGACGCAACCAGGCATTTGTTGTCAGTGGCTACTGATATAATGAACAACTCTAACGAAAGGTATGAATAATGATGAATGCAGAAGACATTGGGCTCCCGCCCCACTTGCAACGAATGGTCAATGCAGGTGTTAGTGGATTAGATATAATGCACGGCGAACTAAAGAATCTAATGTTGATTGCCGAAGAACAATTATCTTGGGCCATAGACGTTGAGAAAGAAACGGAAGAAGCAATGGATTCAATGGACCGCACAAGATGTGAAGGTGTCCTTGATACATTAACAGATATATATAAACTAACATATGATTTGTCATTTGCTATAGGAGAAAGAGAAGGGCAAAAAGTATGACATACGAGCCAAGCTTGGAAATCGTGGAAGTTGAATACTCATGTTCACCTGGAGGAGTTGATCTATTTGAAGTCTATGATAAATCTGATATACCTTTAGATGTTCCAATATATGAGACAGAAAATTTGACCGAAGCGGTCCAATTCTGTTACAATTTAGGAAAAGACTTTACTGTCAGAACATTAGCGGAATGGAATGAAAGGGAGTTATCATATGTCAGTTAAGATAGATTCATTAGATGTTTTAAAGGCTGAACAAGACATTCAAGATAGAACTAGAATGCTTGATACTATGGGCCAACTTAATCATATAATTACTTTATTTGATGAGATGTCTGTAGGACTAGCAATGGTATGGCTATGGACTTGGGATACTATTAAGAATTACTATAATGATGTAGATCTAGTAATAAAGGATGAAGAGACTGTCTTTACCGCCCTATGGCATGCCGTCAGAAATGGTAACGGCTTCTCTCTAGAGTATGGTGCAGAACATCATGAAGAAGAGGTCCGTGACTGGCTATTCAGCAATGACCTAATGAAGTCCGTGGATGACCCATGGGAGGACGAAGATGAAGATGAGTGATCAGTACGTAGACACAATCCTCGCAGAGGCCCAACGGCTTCTGTGGGGAGGATCTGAAACAGAAAACATCGAAGCTCACAACCTAATCTCTAAACTAATTAAAGATAGGTTGGAGTTAAAAAATTTAAGCTAAGGGCAAATTGTCCGATTTACGACAGGTCTTTACAATCCCGTGAAAATCTGATACAATTAACAAAATAACTTATCTCGAAAGGATAAAACCAAATGCAAACAAAGCGTGAATATCTTAAGGCTCAAGGAATTACAGTGGGTGTACGTGGTCGCTTCTCAGGAGCTGCTAAGGTAGCTATCCAGGAAGCTATCAGCAAGGGCGTTACCTTTACAGATCCACAGCCAGTTACAAAAAAGGCCAAGTAAATAGAACGAGGGGTGGTTGACGAGAGTTGCCACCCCTCCCTAATTTTGATATAATGAGTAGTTCCCAAGGCGGAAGGCGGACAGTATGAGTAAGACCAAAGAAATAAAAGTAGCAGAAGACCTAGTCAACTTAACAGAAGACCATTGGTTCAATGCTGCCATATTAGCAAGATATCTAACAGACCAACCATTTTATACAGTTGACCGCATTATGGAGTTAGTTGCTCAAATTATCAGGTGGCAGGCTAACAGACATAAAGATGAATTAACTACAGAATCAGGTATATACAATTCAGGAATGACATCCGAAGGATTGTTCTTAGCAAATGAGTTAAATGAAACTCTTACCAAACTAATTAAGACTTATAAGTGGGAGAATCTAAAACTTCCAGCGGACCCAGATAAATTCATAAAGAGTTTACCAAAGGCGGAGGAACAAAGCTACAGATACTCCTGGTTACATGAAGATAAGAAAGATCCAGTACTAGTAAGTCATCCATTTATTTAATATAGGCAACATATACTTAGTTGGTTAGTATATAAATATCTGAACGAAATAGATTGAAATAGATCTAAAGTATTACTCAGATATAGCCCAAATTATCCACAGGTTATCCACAGCCTGTGGATTTTTTGTGTGTGGATATGTGGGCAAAATTTCTCCTTTACGACTGCATATTAAAAATCCCTGAAAATGTCGACAAATCTATATAGAATCATATAGATCTATATATAAACATATACTAAATCTAGCATAATATACCCAGAATTTGTCAGAATTTTCTATATAAAAATGCTTGACAATGTGGGCAAAATATGCCATTTACGACAGCTATTGACAAATCCCTGAAAATATGCAGATGTGTATATAGATCCAAATGGAAAATTTGACATTACGGCGCATCATATGAAAGCGTTTTATTACACATATATATATTTGTCGATAAATCAATAACTAATCTAATAGTATCTATAGTATAAATTCTCCACTATGCTCCACTTTGCTCCATAGAATTAGCCTTCTAAGGGGGTTTTAAGACACTTTAATGGGCGGGGGGATATAAGGGTTAGGGGGTAATTTGCCCATATCCAGAGGAATTGCCATATCTGTCTGGATCAGCCAGTATCTCTTGAAGCAAGTCTTTTGGCATATTATGACCAGCTTTGGCATGTAACTCCAGATGATCTCTTAATTGCTCATCATTGGTTATCTTTACTGATGCTATATATAATGAATATTCTAACTCATCTTCATTTAGCCAACAGGCTGCACATTCTATATGTCCATCTATATGAGGATATATGTATATATCGCTATCATAGAATCTAGCGTATGCCATTGGTTCCCCGCCTTTTATTGTATATCTTTTTAGCTATTCTGGCTATGACTACTATGGATATTGTGATACCGAAGAGTAACAACCATCTATCTGAATAGTCATAATTCCAGCAGTCCCCGCCTGTAAAGCATTTGGGATCTCTTCCGATTATCTTATCTATCATTAATTAGGCATTGCCTTTAACTTATCATAAGGTACTACCCACGTAGTATTATTATACTTAGATAGATATATGTCTTGCATACACTCGTGTCCATACATCCAGCCTATAGCTTTATATGGGGTGCTTCTTCTATCTTCGTTCTTACCCGTCCTATTCTTGATGGCCATGCCATCTATCATTAGGACATATCTTAGATCAGGGTTATCCCTCTTGGTGAATCGTAGTCCACCAGTTGGATTAAATGAGTATCTAATTTCTCCAACCCCAGGGACATCTAATTCAGTCTTCCATTTGTTGAAGTGTGGTACAAACTCTGTTTTGCCAAGCATTCTGGCAAATGCCAATTCTGATCCTGCACATATAACATGCTGCCACATCTCCCAGAGATCACCTTCAGCATAGTTGATATTCTTACTTGGATCACCGAAATAAGGCTTTTGTCTCTGATATCCTACCTCTACACATATGGCTTCTTCTTTGGCAGATAGGCTATATTCCCATGTCCTTGCCACCTAGTATCCACCCATACATTCATTACGAGTATGATATAGTCTGATCTTAGTCAATATCTTCTTATTCGGAGCATAAAGCTCTTCCCCACAACATGCAGCTTTTAGGCGCCATTCTTTGCCAAAGAAGTCATATGTCATGCCCTTAAAGTTGGCATATTTGTGCGCCACAAAAGTAGCAAATGGATCAGGGATTTCCATATTATCGATCATATAGATATTATAGTATATCTGACGGGTACCGTCAATAGGTCTCTCTACCGCCGCACTTTTTGCTTCACTAATTGCGGTCTATATAAAATATATTATTTATTCTTAGGAATAAGGGTTTGAGGGCCTTCTGTACCGAATAAAGACTTCTTGATAGGAACACAGTTAGG